AACCCTGTCATTCTGGGAATTCAGGAGAACGACGCCGTGCGCCGGCAGGTGGCAGTATCCCAGAAAGCAAAGTCGGCTTAATTTATTAACCATTTAACCCATATGAAGAAATATGGCACAGGACACTATCGACAAGATTATTAATATCCAGTTCAGATACTCAGATTTAATTAAAGGGTGGGAGGCCGCCTCGACAGCTATTGACACAGCAAAAGCCAAACTGCAAAAGTTCAAGGAAGCAGGAGATTCCGAGGGTGTTGCCAAGCAAGCGCAGATTATCAAAGCGTTGCGTACCGAGATGTCGGCCTATACCCGAGAGATTCAAGCCAATATCCGCGAAGAGGTTAAACTGAATGGCAGCGTCGAAAATTTACGAGCCGGTATTCAGAAATTAACAGCTCAATACAATAAATTGGGCCGAGAGGAACGGAACAATGCGAAAATCGGAGGAGAATTAAGCGCAAAAATCCGGGAGATGCAAACCGAATTAAATGAGGCTAACGCATCGTTGCTAAACTTTCGAGATAATGTCGGTAACTATGCGAGTGCGGCAAAAGGTTTTACTCCGCTTGCATTCCAAGTACAGCAACTCGCCCGGGAATTTCCGTCGCTCACGATATCCGCCCAGCAGTTTTTTCTGGCGATTTCCAATAACCTGCCGATGCTTGCCGATGAACTGACCCGGGCAAGGATGGCCAACAAAGCGTTGCGAGCCGAGGGGAAAGCGACTATTCCGGTGTTCCGGCAGGTTATTTCGTCCATCTTTTCCTGGCAGACGGCTTTGGTCGTGGGCATTACTCTGCTGACGGCCTACGGGAAAGAGATCGGGGCGTGGGTAAAGGGATTGTTTACAGCTAAAGAAGCGGCGCTCTCTATGGCCGAGGCACAAGATAAGGTGAATGACGCTTTGAAGAAAGACGGGTACGGCATCGGTGAACAAATCGCCAAAGTGAAAGAATTGCAAATGCAATGGAGGGCTTTAGGGGACGATCTAAAGGTGCGAAAGCAGTTCATTGTCGATAATAAAGACGCATTCGACGATCTCGGGGTACAGGTAAACAATGTTAATGATGCAGAGAAATTACTTGTTGAACGTACCGATGATTTCATTCAATCTTTGCAATTGAGGGCGCAGGCTGCTGCGGCGCAGAAATTAGCATCTGAGCAATATGAAAAATACATAAAAGTTGTCGCAGAAACGGAGGATGATCTTGCCAAATCGGAACAATTAAGAGATTATTATATAAAACAAAAAGCAGAACGAGAAAAGATGTATGGCGGCCTAACGGCCGATATATATCAACGCCAGATACGAGCTTCGCAGGCAATGATAAACCAGCATCAAGCTGAAATAGATAAAATAAACGAACAGCGAAATGCGGCATTGGATACAGGCAGTATTTATACAAAATTGCAAGCGAAATATGAAAAACAGGCCCATGAAATCCTTGACGCCGCAGGCATTGAGGAGGCCGCCAATGATAAAGTAAATGAGAAAATAAAGAAAGGCATAACACTTGCGGAGCAGCGAGCCCGAGCAGTAAAAGCCGCGCGGGAATCCATCGTAAAAGACATTACAGCAATCGGTAATGCTCTGGATAAAGAGTTGGCCGATGCTTTCAAGGCTGGAGATAGTGATATTACTAAAGGCTTCAAATCGCAATTAGAAGAGCAGGCGCGAAAGTATCAAAATAGGCTTACTGAAGCCACATTATCGGGTGGAAGTTTAGGGGCTGCTAAAGAAACTATTGCAATAGCCAAAGAACAACTGGCGCAGTTGGACGATATAGCCAGCAATGAAGAGCTTATCAATCGGTTAGGCTGGGACGATGTGGAGCTGCAACGCCAACGGCTCGACCTCCGTATGCAGATAGCGAACGCCGAACAGAGCATCGCCCGGGAGCAGGACCGCACAGCGCAAGAGGCAGCACAGCAGACGGCGCAAACTCTCAGCAAATTATCAGGCATGACAGGGGCCTTTTCTGCAATGTTCGATGCACTGGGCGGAGAGGGCGAACGTTATGCGGAATTTGCGAAAACATTGGCCGTATTTCAGGTTGTTTTAGCGCAGGCCGAAGCCATAGCCAACGCCGTAGCCTCGTCAGCTAAAGCACCGTGGTTCATGATACCGATAACTATTGCGTCAAGTATCGCTACGGTAGTCGCAGCCATTGCGCAAGCTACACAAATAACAGATTCAGCAGAGACCCCGAAATACGCCTCCGGCGGTCTTGTCACAGGGCCGGGCTCCGGAACTTCGGACAGCATCCCTGCAATGTTATCCAACGGCGAAGCTGTGATGACGGCCCAGGCTGTCAACGACTGGGGCGCAATGCTCTCGGCCATGAACGTGGCAAGCGGCGGAAACGCCATCCAAGTATCGAATCTTCCCCAGCGCAACGACGGAATGAAGGGGATGGAGCGCATGATGGAACGGGCCCTGATGAATATGCCGGCGCCCATTGTTTCGGTGGTTGACATCAACAAAGGGCAGAAGCGGGTCAAGGTTCAAAACAGCCTCGGAAAATTGGGGCGAAAAAAATACAAATAATTATTGCACGACGTGCCGAAGGTTTACACCTTTGTCACGAACGCTTATGAAGATATAAGCCGCGGAATCATGTACGAAATAACACCTACATATCACCACCCTGTAGTGGCCGAATCTGCCATAAGCGCGAGTGCTTTGTCTAACTTAACACATCAAACTAATGGCAGTACAGGCATGTACCACTACGCTCGGGCGAGACATTCTCAATGATTGCAACGAGCCCCACGCAAAAGGCGTGGAAAAGTTTTTCTATTTCATCTCCCGGGATGCTATCGACTGGGACAAATCCACGCGCGAAGGCTTCGTGGTTACCAACTTGGTGGCCCTGGCCGGCAAGCGGGGTTACAAGGTCCGTAACCCATCGAATGAAACCCCGGCGATCACCATCACAGACCAAAACCCGAGCATCGACGCCGCATGGGACAAGGTTCTCCCCGTTACCCTTTTGGCTGACAGCCCGGAGAATGCCGCCGCAGTTCTCGGATTGAAGCAGGACAAATATGTCTGCATCTACGAAAACATGGAGAAAGGCGACGCGGGCAAACAGGCGTTCGGCGTCATCGGCTGGGAGCAGGGCGCGACTGGCGTAGATCTGAATATGGACAAGAGCGGAGATGTCGGCGGATGGACCGGCAATATCACCGAAACCGGGGCCCCTACTCCTAATCTGTTCTTCTACAAGACGGATTACGCCACGACAAAGGCAGCACTCGAATCGCTGTGTTCGGCAGCGGCCTAATCATGCAGACGCAGGAATGGTATAGAGAGAGGGTTTCGGCCCCCTCTCTATCCGATGCCGACAAGGCTGTTATCAGAGCGGATTGGGAAGATATCACGGGCAAGGATTTCACCGCATCATTCAACGCCCGGTGCCCGAACTGTCATCACGATGCGGCAATACTAATTTTACGGACTATGAACAAGCAGGAAAACGGCGGATACATTCTTAAGAGGGGTGTCGCTTTCAGATACAAAGGCAAAGTATATACCGCCGACAATATCACAGCTCCGGCCGCTGAATGGTATATCTCGCAAGACCTGAAGCACCGTGACGATTTTGAAGTCCTTGCAAAGGATTACGACGAGTACGATATAGTATCTTTCAATCGCAAAGAGGAATAATATGGCTGACGACAATATTCGCCACGTCAATTATGCCAGTGATTTCCGAGTGGTGTTTTCATTTCCAGACGGCAAACTCCCGGATTATCCTTGGCACATCGAGCTAAAGACACCGGACACCCCGGCGTATAATACTTATGTGGCCTCGTTTGACGGGTCAGTTTACAGGCGGTGCGTGCCGCTTGAAGATAATTCCATTCTGGTGCTTGTGGATAGGCACCATCTTGCGCCTGGAACCCTGTGCTACCAGATGAAACGTGATGTGCCTGATGCCTTATTTCCTGACGGTGAAATGAACATTACAACGCCAGGGTGCACCAGCATTGAGTTGTGGAGTGGAACATCGGAAGAACTGCCCATTGAGCAGATCAATACGATCATTGCCACACTCAAAGGCGAGCCAGGAGACGCCGGACAAATAGAAAACATAACCGCTTCAGTTAATAATACAACCGGCGCACCAAACGTAGAAGTTCAACTCGGAGGCACCCCCGAAAAACGAACTATAGCTCTTAAATTTTCGGGGATCAAAGGCGAAACTCCCCAAATATCGGCCGACGAGGAAGGCAATATCTATTCTGACGGAGAGCTTGTGACCGCTGTCGTGGCGGAGGTCGTCGTTAAAGCCGACACTTCAGCCTCAAACGCCGACCTCCAGGCCGCGCGTGCGAAATCTCTGGCCGACCACCCTCCGAAGATCGTAACGGTCGACGATACGAATTACTGGGCCTTCTGGGATGAAGCGACAAAAGACTATATCACCTCGTCCGTCCGCTCGGATGGCGGTCCGATCTTCGCCACGTTCGACATTGATCCGGCGACAATGCTCCTGGGCGTGAATTACCAGCCCGGCTACGGCCACGGTTCCGAGTTCGAACTCAAGGATGATGGGCATTTGTATTACGAAATTAACGACTGACAGATATGGCAAAGACAAATTTAGGGAAAGTGGGCCTTACGCCCAAAAAGGCGTATTCGGCGAGCATTACATACGAGCGCCTGGACTTCGTTACAGCGGGCGATTCGTCCTATGTTTCACTCCAGGATAACAACCTCGGACACCCGGTGACGGACGGGGCTTGGTGGCAGGTTTTGGCCTCCGGGGCCGCTTCGACGGATGCCGCAACCGCCGCCCTCGACGCTGCCGCCAAAGCTCTCGAAGCCGCCGCAGCGGCCGCCCCCGTCGTTGTCAACGTCGAAGGTGCGGATGTCACGATCAACGTCGAAGGCAACCACAAATACATCTGCGGGGAGCTGACCTCGCTGAAGATCGGGACCGTGGAAAAATCGGCCCGAACTTCGGCGATCTTCTTCACATCGGGAAACGTTGCCACGGAGCTCACCTGGTCGGATGACCTCGTGGACATCATCGGCTACAAGACCCCGGCGCCGAATCGAGCCTACGAGATCAATAT